AGCCCTCAGCCCGCTATCTCTCAGCCCTTGCCCCGCTCCTAATCTCTTAAACTCTCTACCACCGCTTAATATCTCCCCCCGCTGTCGGGCGTGTTGAGCTTTTGGAAACTGCGACACCTTAAAAAAATAGTTTGGTTTGGTAGTTGACATAGGGTAGACACCGCCATTACTCTCTACCTAGTGAGGCAAACCGCCCCACTTATGAGCCTAAGAGGAGAATAAATAAATGACCCGTAAAGATTACAAGTTAATCGCTGAGGTGATTAGCACTAGTTGGTTTGGTAGTGCTGATCTTAAACTAAGTTTTGCCTCAAATCTTGCTGATGAGTTGGCGCAAGATAATCCCCGCTTTAATCGCTCTATATTCTTAACCGCTTGCGGGGTGAAATAATGATTTCTTACTACACTAATGAAACCTTAAAATCTACCGCACAAGTCATTAAAAACGATTTTGAAATGGGCGGGGCTAGTTGGGAAGGCGTGGCACTTGAAATCGCCCGCCTTCAATTAAGCCTAAAAGAGTTTAAGAAACTTGGCTTAGATATTGATAAAGGAATTGATTACGGCACTTGGGACGGCTCATATTGTGCTAATGAGAAGGATATTACGCACTATGACCCTAAGTGTTGCACCCACGATTATGAGAGTGCTTGTGCTTGTTGCTTGGCTGAGTGTGATGACTGCCAAGATGAGCAGAATATCCAAGCGATATAAGGCTTAGTGGCGGGCTATCGCTCACCCTCTACGGGGTGGGCGGTGGCACTCTCCTAAACAATTAAAGAGAGTGGGAAGGATAGGAGTATGGCTAAGACAATTAAAACTCACACCCTACTTACTGATAATAGCGGGGCGGTATGGGTGGAGGCTGAGTTGAGTGAGGCACAAGTTAAGCGGGTTATAAATAGTTATAAGCGGGCAGGGATTGACTTAACCCCTTATGGCTCACCAAATCAAGTGAGCAAGCAAGTGGAGGAGATTAACGCCTTCTTTACTAATGATGAAAGATCCCGCCCGTTTGTGGAAGCGGGCAAGTTGCAAGTGATAGGGGTGGGCTTCTAATGATGAGCGCATTTGAATTGATTGAGAGTGTGGCGGGAGAGTTAAACACTCTCCCCGAATTATTACTTGAAGCTATATGGGGAGATGAGGGAGCAGGAGAGTTAGTAAGGGAGTATGGCAAGTCTAACGCCTCCTATGATGATGTTTTGAATTACTTGCACGGCATAATCTAGGTTAGTGGTAATCTCCTGTTTATCCTGCTAAAGTGGGGTAGGCAGGGGGATACTCCTAATAGGTAGGCAGTATCAATAACTAGACGAAGGGCAAGAGATGAACGCAACACTAAGCAAGAAGCAAGAGAGAGAGCAAGAGCAGGAGAGCGCAAAAGATTTTTTGCGTAAGGTTTTTGCAAGTCAGGAGAGGCCAACGGCTTGGACTATCTTGAAAAATGTATCCGCAAGCGGTATGTCCCGTGATATGAAGGTCTGCACACAATATGAAGGGCGGGTGGTGGATATAACTTGGTATGTGTCCAAAGCTTCAAGTGTTGGACAGTTAAAAGAGCGCAACGGGCAAAGAGTGGTAAGGGTTGGCGGTTGCGGTATGGATATGGGCTTCCACTTGATTTACTCTCTATCTATCGCCCTTTATGGGATAGAAAACGCCTACAATTTGAAACAGGAGTGGCTCTAATGAAATCAGCTAACTATTACAAGGTGCGGGCAGTAGTGAGGGCGGTATTTTGGCTCGCATTACTGGCAGGGCTTTACCTAATCAGCACCCGTCTTTGGTGGGGAGATGGCGGGTTATGTATCGGCACGCTAGAGGTGTGCGGGTTATGAGTATCACCTGTTCAAGTTGCATAATTAGAGGGCAACGCATATGCCTACACCTTACGGCTGGTGAGAAGTGGTTAATTGATAACCAAATAAACGGAGATGATGGCACGGGCTTTAATGATTACTGGGAGAGAGAGGATACGGGCAAACTATACTCAACCGCTTACGGCTTGGTATCTGCTGAGGAGTTAAACAAGATAGAGAGAGAGGTCAATTACTGATGAATATCACCTGCGTGAGCAAGTGAATAAGCAAGAATTATTAAACCTTCCAATGGTAATCTGTAAGGGTTGCGGTTGGGAGATAGGCAGAGGGCTAATAGAGCCTATCTGTAATGATTGCGAGCAACTAATAGAGAGAGAGGGCGCAAGATGATAACTAAAGCTACACAAGAAAACCTAATAAAGTTAAGCGATAGTTATGCTTACTATTACGAATACATAGAGGGGGAGGATACCGTCAACGGTCAAACTCTAGGCATAATCAGGGATCTTTGGGACTTAGAGCCATCAGAGTTTGCTGATGTGGATATCTTAAACCTAATTGAGCAAGTGTTAGAAAACTATCACCAATATAACAAACAAGAGAGAGAGGGAGAGAGATGATAGAGCACCACTTTATTATCAAATACAGCAAGGAGGGGGGCTGGGAGTGGGATACAGATAGCGAGGAGCTACGCTACTCAGACGGCACAGTTTGGAACGAGCAAGCGCAAGAGTGGAGTAATGGTTATATCGGCTGGAATAAGGAGAAGGACGAAGGCGAATACTTAGATGATGATGATCTAGTAGGTGAGCAGTTAGGCGCAATACTAGAGATAGCTAACTCAGCAAGTAAAGTTATTTAGTGGCGGGCTATGCTACACTCCTTAGTCTAGGGGAGTGTGGCGTAGCATACTACTAAGATATAGTGGTATGAGAGAGAGGGAGAAAATGCTCGGATATAAGTATGAGGATATACAAGAGTTCGGTGCTACCTTAAAGTGGGCTGAGCTTTATGTTCCATTAAGTAATACAGAAGCAAGAGAAGGACTTGTTAAAATATGGGACTTCTTTGAAGGACTACTAGCGGAGGGTTATGTAGAGGGAGAGGAGATAGAGGTATGAAGGTATCAACAGTTATTGGTGAGTTAAAAAAATTAGACCCTAATGAGGAGATTGTAGTTAGCTGGTTTGATAAACAAACTTATCAAGATTATTACAATGATGAGATAGAGATAACTCCTGCTCAATGGGAGTATGTAGTCAAGTTCATATCTGAAAATGACTACTACTGGCAGCAACACTTAGAGAGGCAAGTAGTAATTACTTACTCTAGCGAGGAGAGCACGGGTTGGAGGCGGTTTATTTCATTTGATTATGAGGGAAATAAATACGATATAACCTTATATTGGAGCGAGTTTGACGGCTACGATATTACTTGGCGTTATTGTAATGACGAAAAATATTACAAAACCCCTGAGTGGGCTGTTAATTGGGACGAGAGTGCTCATAATGATATGAGCTTTGAACATTACCTAGATGAACTAACTTGGGAGATGAAGAAATGAGCAACTGGACAGTATGGGTGGGTGGTAGTGAGATGGATACACACTTGGTTAGTTTAGATCAAGCCCAACTCATAGCAGATGAGTGGAGAAGGCGTGGATATGATGATGTAGTAATAGAGGAGGTTGAGTAATGGAACTTAAATCTAAACCTATATGTGGCGATCACTTAACAGATGATTGTGTCTGTTTTGATTACCTAAGAGAGATAACAAACTCAGCCGAACGGCTGATACAACTAGCGAAAGAGAGAGAGGAAATGAAATGAAAACCTACGAGGTAAATATAACTATCACCTCCAATGGACAAGCAAGGGTGAAAGCCACCTCACTAGAGGAGGCGTGGAAGCAAGCAAATAACCTGACTATCGCTGACTATCAAATGTTAGATGGTAATGAGGACAAGGTAGAGATAGTGGAAGTGAGTATATGAAAGAGCTATGCCAATTCTGCGGGTGGGAAATAGCAAGAGTGGACTGGTATCACCGATACAATGGCAAACTAATCTGCGATAACTGCGTAATGGATACAATGAGCGAGAGGGAGAGAGAGGAAGTGAGATAATGGAAGAATTATCAGAACAAATCCAATCAGATTTGATTACTTATCTTGATGGATTTAGTAATGAAATAATAGATGGCGTGTGCAAGATAATTGCCGATAGATTTAAGGGTACTTATGAGTGAGCCACGCTATCTAATGGGTGATGAGTATGCCCACACCGGAGGATATGAGGATCTAGTTAATTGCAAGGAGTGTGCGGTTGAGTATGACCGCACAGAATACCGGTCAGACACCTGTTCTGATTGTGAAGATGAGATGATTAAGAGAGAGAGGGCGAGTAAGTGAGTAAAGTATGTAATGAGTGTGGCTATCCTACTTGGTGGGTAGATAACGGCTGTAATAAATGTGGATATGAGGTAGCAAGTGAGTAATGTGATAGAGCTACCCAACAGGGGCAAGATTACAATAGTGTTTTATGAGGTATCAGACTCTCAGAACATAGCTATATGGGGCGGTGAGAACCCCGTAGAAGCCCTTAAATGGTATCGGAATAGCCCTGCTGGAAGTAAAATATGGGTGTCCCAGTATGAGGTAGATGAGGAAGATGCCGAACTAATGTTAGACTCGGTAGAGATAACCCCGATAGTGCTTGCCACTATCACCGACAGTATAGATAGATGGAGTAGATGAAGAGAGAAGTAGAACAGAGGATAGAAACTGCGAAGGCTCAAGCCGTTCGTCAGAGAAACTACCGAAGAGCAAGGGACAGGGCGTTAGCTCGTTTGAGTAATGATTACCCAAATGTATATCGCACCTATCTTGAAGAGGAGATGGAAGCTGATGAAAGTATGGGTAAGAAATGGCTTGATATTATATCTGATGGTGTAATAGAGAATAGGAAGGCAACACAAGATGAGAAGAACCACAATAGAAAGATCGCAAAGGCCTACGCTCAGGCTGGTTTCGGGTGGAGTGGGAGAGAGAGCGAGTGCTTACTCGCCCTTTGGACCAGTGAGAGCAGGTTTGATAACTACGCAAAGAACCAGCGAGGATCAAGTGCTTACGGAATTGCTCAACTCCTTGGAGAGAAAGATAGTAGAGCTGAGTATCAAATCTTGCGAGGTCTTAAATATATTTCTAAGCGATACGGAACACCTTGCAAGGCGTACAGGTTCTTCCTCACGCACAGATATTACTGATAGTATATAACTCTTAGGTCGGCTCTCTCCGATCTATCTAAAGATGGCCCTACCAACCCTTCCTGGTGGGGCTATCTACTTTTTTCTAATCCAATACTGATCGTTGATAACTAATGTTTCTATCTCAGCCTTGTGTCGCTCAGTAAATAAGAGTATGCCAGGGCGAGGTGTCTTAGATGGTGGCAGATGGCGACCCCAAGTGTAATCATCAAAGGCCATAACACCACCGGACTTTAGTAAAGGCCAACTAAGTTCAGCATCCATTAGTACACTAACTGCGGTGTGGTCTGCATCAACATAAATAAAATCATATGCACCTATAAAGTTATCTCGTTGTCTGATTAGATATTCAACAGTATCACTGACCACAGATACAACAGATAGCTTCTCAATCTTCTTCTTGTACTCTATCTCAACTGCGCTGAAGTCCATCTCGGCGTGGTCTATCTCATCACTTCCCCGCCAAGTATCAACATCAATTAGTATTGAACTCTTATCAGTTAGTATGTTGTTGCATAACCATACGCTGGCATCTCCTGTGTACACACCAAGTTGTAAGAACTTTAGGTTAGGTTTACCTGCATACTCTGATAGGTATGTAGTAAAATTATTCTGTGCGGTTTGTGCAAACCAATTTGGATAGCTCATTTGTCTGTAGTATAAAAGCCACTACCCTTAAAAGCAATAGAGGGTGCTGACCACAAGCGAGAGGTTATTTGCTGGCAACAGATAGGTGTTTCCTCAATACCAAAGATAGGTCTTTCAATAGAGATCACACCACCACACACACTGCATTTGTATTCGTAGATCAAAACAGTATCCCATCTTCTAACTTTAAGAACCCCACTAGTTTAGTACGACTAGTCTTGTTAGCAAACTCAGTAGTAATAGGTAGCCACTTATCAGCCCACTTAGGTTGAGGTATTGTGGATAAGTTAAAGCCCCATATACCAGCAGGTGTAGAGTTAATATACCAAGGTGTGAGTGATCTAATACCTGCTGCCATAATTAAACCCTGATACTTACTCTCTTCAATAAGTAGATCAGGGTAGTGGGTCTTGCGGGATTTTAATTCTATAAACATCTTATGTTCTAGTGATATGCAATCCCAGTTGTCAAACTCTTCCGACTTCTCTAAGTCTGAGTAGTAAAACTCCTTGAGATAGTCTAAAAGTTCCGGTTCTTTTAACTCTATGCCCAAGGAGTTTCACCACCAAGTTTGTTCTGCAACTTACGCAAAGCTGCGGTAGACCTGCGATCAGCAGTGGATGTAGCACACTCTAAGTACTGGCCTATCTGTTGTAATGTAAAGTTATCGTGGTATCTCATCTGCAATATAGTCTTATCCTCTTGCCCTAACTTTAGATAACACTTCTTAATATCTATTAGGATAGCCAGTAGGTTGCCACCCTCAGCAGGGGTTGACTGCTTACGAGGTGTGCCATCGTTGATCATCTCTTGTGCTTGCTCAAGGACAGTGCCATTAACAATGGATGCAATAACAAATGGAATTAGTTGGGCAATAATTGTTGTATCGTAGAAGGCTTCATCACTTGTCTTATATCCAGCCTTACGAGCCTTCTCTTTACGAGCATATCTTTCTGCAACTCTACGCATCTGATAGGCAATACGTCTTTCATTCTGCTCACGCTTATCAGGGTTAGGTTCATTAAGTAGATCAGTAAACTGTTGACCACGACCAATAGCCCACAGATAACACTCTTGTCTTACATCTTCAGTGTCAACCCATCCTTTAAACTTACGAACGATAACGTAAGTTACTGAAGGTACTAACTCATAAAGAGTTGGGTGTAGCTCTGGTGTCATTCACAGTCCAGAGCCTGAACTTCGGGCCAGTTGCCATCTAATACCATCATTGCAATAGCTGAATAGTTAAGTAAATCCATAAAAGAATCTCGTAATGATTCATTACTTGGCTTAACATTAGAGTCTACTAAATTATTTATACGAGCAATCTTGTCCCACATACGCACTCTTAGCCCATTGATAGGACCGCCAGGTGATCTTGCTATATTTAAAGGACCGTAATCGTGGTGCTTACTAATAAGTAGATTACCTGCTGCATCCATAACAGCCCACATATTGGCGATGAACTCATCATCTATTCTCTTACCTTCGGTGGTGCTATCTCTATCGTTCCTTTGACGTAATCTATCTTGATTATAGAGATCCCTGAGGTCGCCAACCATTCTGCTAGTACCATCAGATCTGAGTTCTTCATACATTAGGTACTCCAATTGTCCGTTTTGTCTCTTCTATACCCTTTGCTAAGTATAAGTCATTGAGGTCTAGTCCAGCAGGTAGCGACACGATTGAAGAGTTCATCACTTCCTGAGCTACTCTCCTTGAGAACTCAGCCCCAGGATTAGTGCCATCATCTTTAATATCATTATCACCAATAATATAAATCTTGCCATAGCCAGTAAACATCTTAGTAAAGTGTGGCTTCCAAGCAGCAACACCAGGAACTCCAACTGCTGGTATACCTAGTACCGCAGAACAAATGATCGTATCTAACTCACCCTCACATACTGCTATGTACTCACTAGATACAATGATGTCGCTAACATTATAGAGATGACCCTTCTGACCAAGTGGTGCTCCATACTTAGGCTTGCCATCATCTAATCTTCTAAACTTAAATCCAACACAGTGTCCAAGCACAGTTATATAAGGTATGGATAGCCAGCCCTGATAGTTCTCGTGGGTTGCAAAAGGTTGCTTTATATAACCTAGTTGGTACTGGTCAGCTACCTCTTTAGAGATCCCACGACCTGCGAGAAACGCTACCGCCTCTTCGTTTAGATCCTTGTTGTACTGAACCGCCGCTTCCAGTGACGATTTCAATTGCACGGGCGAGAGCATCTTTAAACTCCATATTCTCTTTGATACTAATAATGTTTACTGCATTGCCACCCTTACCGCAGGTATGACAAAAGTATAAATTCTCCTGCGTATTTATTACTGCACTTCTTCTACTGTCGCTATGCAATACACACCTTACAGAGCAAGCCCTACCTTCTCTTACCTCACCGCCATAGTGGGCAACTATTATTCCAATGGGTATTGTGTTCGCATCGGTTCTGCCATTGCGAAGGCTAGGCTTCCTACTCCTGGACCAGTCTGATGCTGACATCCACAATCCTCCTTACATTTCTTGTGCATAGTAACAGCACGCTTGAACTGACCATTCTTATTCAGCTCACCGCCTAACCTACATAGATCGCAGATCATTCTTCCTCCTTTACCTCTTCCTCTACTACCACCTCTGGTACTGGTTGTAGTATTTCTGTTGTAGTTATTACGCCTTCTGGTGTTGGTGTCATTTCTTCTCCTCTAGCCATTGTGTTAAGTCTTGGATTACCCAAGTCTTTTCTATTCCTGCGTTTCTTCTTTTGAAAAGAACATAAGATAAAGGCCTAGCAACGCCACGATGCTTAGCATAATTATCAGCTTCCTTTTGCGCTTCATCCCAGAACTCCTTTAGGTTCAACTTCTTAGTATTCTTTAATTCAAAGATGTAGGTTTGACCGGCAACTATAACTACTAGATCTCCCTCATCCTCTGCTCCTGATAAGCGCAAGCGTTCAGCTACTGCGCCCATCTTCCTAAACCATTTCATTACATCAACTTCAAACTGAGAACCCTTTTGTTTATTGTACTTGGCTGTCACTTAGTAGGGCATCCCTTCTATACATACGACCATACTCATCTGCATCACTGATCTGACACACAGAGTAGTTTACAAATAAAGTAGCAAAGTCTGAGCCATCTGCTGTATGTGGTCCAAACCTATTCTTAACTGGTGCAACCTTTAAAGTTTTATCTAAAGGATCAAAGCCAAGGGTAAGTATTAATGCTGGTAGTTGTGAGACCTTACCGTGAATAGCCCTTCGGTGAGGTGGGAAGTTAGTCTTGCCATACTCAGTTTGTTCGCTGACGTGGTGCAAAACCATCACACAGGCTTCAGTCTTACGAGCCATATCGTGGAACTCCACCATAATAGCTCGCAGTCCTGCCCACTCATTATCAGTTTCAGCAGCCACATTCATCAGGTTATCAATCACAATCAACTCTGGTGGAATACCAAAGAGTTCAACATAAGCCTTGATCTCTAACTCAATATCATCTAGTGATGGTGATGAGTCAAAGACAAATTGTATGTTGGACATATTATCTAGGTGCTTATCGTAGTAATGACGGTTACTATTTAAGTTTGATTCCACCAGTAGTTGACTGTGTCCTGATAGGTGAGAGGCTGCTCTCATCATCACTGTTGCTATGTCGGTATCAGCCGAGAAAAATAAAGTTGGAACCTTTGCTTTAACTGCATAGATAAGAGCAAACATACTCTTGCCAGCATTAGGCGCAGCAGCAACCATACATACCTGACCTCTACGAAACTTGATCTGCTTTACAGCAAGATCTTTCCATACATCAGGTAGTGGTGTTGCATTGGTAGTGCTACCACGCCACGCTCTATCTATGTTTAGCAACGTAATCCTCTCTAGGAAGAGTTATCCCTCTTAGCTGTCTAATTCTTTTTCTTTTTGCCGCAGTTATGCCGCCCCAAGTACCGAAGCGTTCCTTGTTGATTCCCCATTCTGCACACTCTGCAAGGTGGGGACATATCTTGCAGACGTTTATAGCCTGTTGAGTGTGGACTCTATCTCCATCCTCTACTTCAGGAAAGAAAAATTCCACACCCACTTCGGCGCAAGCTGGGTTCTCATAGTTCCAGGGAACCCGCATTGCCTATCTAATCCAGACGGTTTCGCATTTGTCTACAGCACCTTTAGGTGCAGCACACATCCAACCTTTCCAAGGACCTTTCTGTCCTACGCCTGAGCGAAATGCCATTGAGCCGTGCTTACAATCAGGTGCAGTTGCATCTGTTGCAGATACAGCAGTAGCGCCTAGTGCTTTCTTAGCATAGGCAATTGCTCCACCACTTGGTTGTGCGGTTACACCAAGTGCGGTGCCAGTTGATGTTACTAATGTTGCTACATCAGCAATTGAAGTTAGAGATGCCTCTAATTCAGCCTGACTAGTTGCATAAATATTTACTAGAGTTCCATCACCTAGCTTGTAGTTGATCTGGAACTTCGTGCTTTCCGGTGCAGCCATTTACTTACCTCCAGTATGTTTGACAGATAACCTTGTTGATTCCTGTCCTTGTTTCTTTGGTACGAAACCGAGAAGTTTCTCAACCTCTTCGGTATCTACTGATTCTCTACCACTAACAGTGCTCCAAGTAATGGATACACCGCTATTAGTAGAACCAGTAAATCCTTCTAACGCAGCTTTTAATGACTCGCGTTCAGTAGTCAGTTCTTTAATCTTTGCATCTAATTGTAAGTACTTCAAGGCAGATGTGTCCACTTCAGGATTATCTATAAAGACTTCATCTTCCTTGATACGTTCTTTTTTTAGACCAGTACATCCCATCTCGCCCGACTCATCAAAGTACTTGCAATAGAACTTGCAGTAACTTTGATCGCGCTCTGGCCCTGGTGCATCTGCGCTCTCTTTAATAGCAGATAACCAATTCAAAGCATCTTCTGCTAACTTCGGATCATAAGGTTCTGAATGAACCTTGACATCTCTTTCATCACCATCTCTTGCTATGGCTACTAGATTAACAGTTCTGGGTGACCCCTTTCCAGACTTGTCAAGCAAGTAGCCATATACCTGAACTTGCCAACGCTGTTGTAGCGATGGGAAGTAAGATAGATTCTTAACCTTAACGGTTTTCCAATCTATCACATCTCCTGTTTCTGGTATATATAAAAGTTTCAGGTTGATCGTTAAGACGATACCAAACCTTACGGCGACAACCACCCAACTCTGATGGACCTACCTGTGTCTGTTTAGATCTAGCCCTACCAGCATCCTTATCTCGTAAGACTTGTAGTAGTAATTCTTTTGGATCGGTCATATTGACATCCATCCTATATATCCTGCATCGGGATTATCCCGTAGCCACTGCTCTCTCATCTTGTTCTGTTCCTCCCAGTTAGTATTGGTATCTCTGCAAGCCTTGACGCCATCTTCATAACCCTTTTCATAGGCTTCTTGGATAGCAAACTTTCTAGTCTTTATGATCATTTACTTTTTCTTTTCTGCACCGCAATCTGAATAGGTGGACAGGTATTGATATCTAATATGCTGGCTATCTCTACTGCCTTCTGTGCTATCTCAACTGCTTTATCTTGAGTCATAACCTGATAGTCAAGTGAGAATAGATATCCAGTAGCAAATTGACCACCTGATCCAATACCATAAACCTTTAGTTCATTTTGTATAAATGACATATCACAGGCAATATGAAACAGATTAGAATCAAAGGCTATTAGATAATCAAAGCCACCATCTTTCTTATCAACATTAGCCCAGTCATAAGTGTTCTTATTGAAGGCATTGATAATAGATGGAATCATTTTCTTACCCATAAACTGGACAGGATCTTCACCTCTATACGTTGGTGGCTTCCAGTTATAAGTTAAGATATCACCAGCTCTAGTATCACCGGTAATTCCAATGGCAACATAACCAACTTGAACTATCTTGGGTGTGCCTAAACTAATTGTTCTTAGATTATCTTCAGTAATCTGTGAGTCAGCAGCAAGAACTACATAACCATTTCCTTGAATACCAACAACCGTAGTCAATATAGCCCCTCCTTTTGTCTTAAATTAATTGTAGCACTAGGCACAGACAATGGTGGGATGTGATAAGGACACGCCGTGAATACGATCTTTATCGGTTACTAGTCCCAGAATGTGTACCATATGAGCCGTGAGGCGAATTACGGTACGGGCGGCGCATTAAGCGCCGCGATAGTACGGTCAGTATGTTCCGTCTACCAACCCTGCGAAAAAATAAAGATAAGATACCTGATAAATTTGGTACAGATCTTAGATCTCTAGGACCATTACACGCTTGTCCTTGTGGCTCTAAAGTCTTCTCTATCCTAGCTACCTTTGATAACTTTGAGATCTCTTGGTATATGTTAGATGCAACCTGCGCTAACTGTGGCAACCTAGTAGTGGTTCCCTGTCCAATAGATGATCCAGCCAGGGAAATTTAAGGCATAAAAAAAGAAGGCCACCCCGTTTAAAAGGGTGGCCCTGTATAGCCTCGCAGTAAACTAGATTACTCTGAGCCTCTACCAAATTCTGTAGCTGATGGATCTAGCCACTTCAATAATGGTCCTGCTAGACCTGCTAATGCTGCTGCGCCTAATTGCTTAGGATCGGTGATTCCACTTACATACAGTGCAACTGCTGCTGCGGCTGCTGCTCGGAACCAACTTAGTGCTGCTTGCTTGAACGTTGGGTTCATTTTCTCTCCTTCTATTTTGTCTTGCTATGCACCTTGCAACAGGTACACACTGGGACTTTATATGCTTTCTTTGCTGGTGTAGTCATAACCGAAGCAATCAAAGTATTGATCGCTTTAGGTTGATTCATCCACCAGAACCAAGGTGATGTGTCATTTGCTGACTCATCGTTTATAGAAATATGTAAATGTTTATTGTGTTGGTTACTGCCGGTATAGGTGCGGTTACCCTCTTTGGCTTTTTCTTTAGACCAGATCTTCCCCTGAAATATCAAATACTTAACTCTTGCATCCTCTTTTAACTTCTCAAAGATTTCTATGCAATCCACACCATTCTTAGGATCGTGGGTTAGATCAACTGCTAATCCAGTATTGTGATCTGAGTTAGGGCTTTGTTTAATGTGTGCCGATGAAGGCAACAACCCGTCTGATAGCCTGTTGCGCTTCGGATACAACGCTGTCGCTTGGCGTAGCACAGCTATTGCAGCAGGTGTTGCTCTCTTTGCAAGTAGTTTCATTTGGCATCCTCATCCTTTCTCTTACTCTTTAGTCCGTTGGCAGATACGATCCCCGCAAGGGTTCCTGTAAGGAACACACACAGGGTTGATACTAGATCAATAGCAGCTTTATCATTTGGTGCTTGTTCACCTAAAGGTTGAGTAATAAATAAGAACGCATAGAGCAAAGAGAAGACTGATCCAGCAAATACAATAGCCAGAATGATTCCAATGGCTACTATTAATCTAGCGTGTAGTTCTTCAGCGCTTAGTCGTTGACGTTTTTCCATCAGTATCTCCTACAGAATCTGGTATTAGGTCTTTAGTACACTGTCCTACTGCTAAACACTGAGGCGGATTACACTCAGGTTTTTCCCAATTCTCAAACTCTTGGCAGGGATAACGCATCCAGCCTTGGTAGCCACAACCAGTTAATAAGCTAAGGTTTGCTACGATTAATAAGGATGCTATAAATTTCCTCAACCTGTCGTTCCAATCTATCAACGGAGTCTCGGAGGCTTGAGCCTCCATTCGGGCGAAGTTCAGATAGGTAATATTTAACTAGGTGTCTTACTGTCATTGCTAACGCTCCAACAAGAGTCGTTGCTGCTACTGCCAGTCCTACCCATTCATTCGGTGTCATATTATCATATCAATCTAATAGTAGCGATTAACAATCCACCGTATCCGGAGAATCGTCTATCACTTGGGGTTCTGTTTATAAAGTCAAGCTCTTCAATTAATCCAATGTATGACTCACCAGTTCTAAAGTCTTCTACTCTGATGGTGTCTCCTACATTCTCTATCGCTTCTAGTTGACTCAACCGATCATAGGCTGAACCTTCATAGCCCACCTCAACGCCTAAGTTATCGCTCTCGTGGTCATAGCAGAATAAAGGGTATTGGATTATTCTTTGGCGAGGTACAGCAGGTAAAGACTTTAGTTGGTATCCAGTAAATAATGGACCCTTAGTTGCATCAGTAGATGATCTAGACATAGTAAATTTAAATGCAAGATACTCTTGCGCTGAGTTAGGATAAGGTACACCTAGTTCACTAGTTGCTGCACCTTGAGCAAAACCACCTATATTATATTCAGTATCTGCATAATCAATAGACTTAATAGTTATAGCACCATTTGTGGTATCTATTCTAGGATTAAGTAGTTTAAATAATTTATTCTCTAATGTGTTATATCGTATAAAACCTGTTTGTAAGTAACCACTTGTTACCTTATTACTTGTTGACTCAGCGTAGATAACATTGCCAGAAGTAAAGGCTGCTCTATCTGTATTACCAAAGAAGGCTACCTGATTAGATGCAGCAGCAACACCACTTGCTACTAGATCCCAAGCCCAAGGAAATACTAGGCTATTAGCTATTACAGTTGTAGATAGATCTACCTTTACTAGTCCTGCCTCACCATCAATAGTGGTTGCAATATAAGCAAAGCGATCTCTAAATGCTATTGAGTTACAGGCAGCTTGATCAAATAATAAAGGACCATACTGGATGTTACCATTTGTATCTGATACGCCTACTCTAAATCCTTTATTAGTTGCAAGGACTGCATAGGTACCAAGGTATACATCAAAGTCATTGATGCGCTCACCCTCTGGTAGATCAATAATAACTGTAGGTGTTTCAAGAGTTGGAAAACCTAATGAGTTAGAACTTGTTACATCTAAGACAATTTTAAAAACAGATGAGGATGTTCCATTAGGATCATATCCTGATATGTAGATAGCACCAGGTCCCTCTGATATAGAAGACCATACCCAAGATGAGTTGGGATGGGTAAAAAATGCAGTAGGTAATCCTGTAGAAGAAGTCCTTGTAGCATCTAGTTCATAGATAGTAGGGCCGATAGCAGCGATAAGGCGCTGCTTTACATAACGGATTGTGGCACGAGTAACGGTAGCATTATAGATTTCAGTATCGGCAGGTGTAGCACCGACTGAACCTTTGTGAATGTGGGTACCATTAATAAAGTAATAACTAGAACCATTAGTAGTAAGGCTATATATAGTAGATGATGTACCAGCTTGAGAAATAGTAGTAGGTGAACCAGCAGATGATGCTTGTTTCTTTAAAGCTGTACCATCTGTAAAGAAGATACAGTCATCAGTACCATCATTAACACCTATTAGTTGAGCAGGTGCTGCGCCTGAATAAAAACTAGCAGTGCTATTTAGTAGAGTAACTTGTCCTTTAGTAAAGACATCTACACCTTTAGACTCTGTATACTGGAAACGAAGTGACTCATCCTGTGCTGGTTCAAAGTATTTAATACCTGCGCCAAGATGGAATGTTGATTGAGATCTGAACCACCAACCAGTAAGTGATTGCTCACCAGCTTCTCTGGTCTGGTCATACTGTTCTTTACGATACTTTGCAGTTACTCTACGATAAGGTGAATCATCGGATGCTGCAATAAAGAATGGTTGACCGGCAATAGCCATATCATAATTAACACCAGTAGCTGAATAGTTTGTAGCACCAGCAGGGTTGGATAAGACATACGGGATGCCTTCGGTGATATCATCACTATAAGCCACTATTCAACCTCCGAATATTTATTGAGATACTCAATTGCTTTCTGTAGCAATTCTGGATTATCTTTAAAATTACCAAGTGCTACATTGCAGTTGTGGCAAAGCACACCTCTTGGTTCATTAGTACTGTGGTTATGATCAGCGTGGAATTGTCCACGCCCACCAGGATTATCTGTGCCACATATTGCACAGACTCCGCCTTGATCGTTTAATCTTTCGTCATACAACTCTTGAGGAAAATTATATTTAGTTTTCCTTACCCAACTTCTACGAGTTTTAGTAGCTCGTACTTTATTTTCTGGTTTACTTTTATAAATTTCTCGCATAGGTTTTTCGCAATCTTTACAGGAGTATCTATAACCACGAGTAAATTTTGATTCTTTGAAGAAGTCAGACTTTGGCTTAGTTGCTTTGCATTTATTGCATTGCATATCATCGCCATACGCCATTACTTAGACCTCCCATAGATGTATCCAATTATTAGACCACAAAAGAATCCTAGATAGGCTAGGAAATAAATCATTCTTCTCCTTGCAATAAATTACTTACTAGGCACAATTCCTCGAGATTATGCTAAAGACCTAGAGCCTGTAAATCCTCAACAGTTAAACCGAGTGTTGCAAGTTTTGCCTGTGCTGCAGCCTTAGCCTGAGCCTTTGCTTCGGCTTCGGTTTTGCGATTTAACTCTGCTTCCAAATCTGCTTTTCTAATTGCAAATTCAGCATCAGTCATTTCTCTTTCAATAACTTCATTTGTTTTGACATTGTGTATTGTTATCATTGGATTAGCCATTATTTCACCCCATATAGTTTCACTGTTCCACCATTAAAATCTCCACCATTACTGAAAATGTCAACGCTAGTTATTGCATCATCTGTTTTGATAATACCGCTTAAAAATGCTCCTGTATACGCACTATTTGTATCAACACCACCACCAACATAAGTTATATTTTTATGTTTTCCAGTTTCAGCATAATTGTAAATAGTTATAATTGCAGCATTATCTGCATTAGTTCTTAATGTATTCCATCCAGGAGATATTGCAGTATCAGTTTGAATTGCTACTGCTGCGCTGTTGCTGTTATTTCTACCGCCATTTGCTTGAACATTATTATTACCATTAGGTTTGACAATTAAAGCACCATTGCTTGATAAGTTTGTATATTTAAAAATGTACAATTCCAAATGAGTATAAGTTTGATCTATACTAGATAAAGTGACAGTAGCACCCGATAAAGAAGTTGTTGATAATAAAGTCATTCCACCACCAGTAGCGGGAGCCGCCCATTTTAAACCTGTGGCGGTTGTGGAATCTGCTGTGAGTACTGTGTTGTTTGCACCCACCGCTAAGACTGAGGAATCATTGGTAGCGCTACCTACAACAAGGTCACCCTTTGCTGCTGCGGTTACCGCATTACCCGATGCTTTAGTTATTGGCATTAGTTACCTCCTAGTAGGATTGTTGCTTCTTCTTCTGTTAAACCCAGACGGGTTAGTAGAGCTTGGCGTTGTGCCGCCTTTGCTTGGGCTTCGGTTTGGCGTTGCGCTTCTAATTCTTGCTCCGCCTGATATTTAGTAAATTCAGCATCGTTCATTTCTCGGTCAACGATTTCATCTGTTTCTACATTATGGATTCTTATTAAAGGTTTACTCATTTTATTTTACTCCGTAAATTAGAACTGTGCCGCTTGAAAAAGTGCCTGTATTTGGCGAAAATGTTAAACTTGAAATTGCTGCTGTATCCCAAAATGTTGCACCCGACAAATTGTTCACATAACTAGGGCTATCATAACTCACAAAACTTCCTATAAATGTTTTTTTGTAAGTAGTTGAAGCGTATTGCGTAATGTATAAACTACCCACAAAAACATCATTAGCAGCCGCTGAACCAGTTAATTTTAATTGTTCCGTTCCGCCCATATTAGTACCACCAGAACTACCTGAACTTAAAGTGCTTATTGTTCCATATATTTTATTGGTTGCAGAATTAATTTTTACTCTAAATTCAAAACCTCCACTACATACTACATCATTTACAACTATAAACAAATCTGTATAACTTCCACTAATACTAGAAATAGTGGTGGTTGCACCCGATAAAGTTGTAGTTGATAATAAAGTCATACCACCAGCAGCAGGGGTAGCCCACTTCAATCCAGTACTAGTGCTACTGTCAGCAGTAAGAACTGTATCGTTTGCACCAACAGCTAATACTCCTGGTGTTGATGCAGCACTTGCTGAGAGTAATGCACCCTTAGCATTGAACTGACCTTTACTGATTGCATCAGTTAGTGGTACTAGTTCATTAGCAAATACCTCAATAATGTCTCCAGTAATAGTGGCATCTATTAAAGTAATAGTAGTTCCATTAGTTGCTGTGTAATCATTACCACGAGATAGAAGAGTACCGTTACGGTATACCTGCTCGTACCCTACTGAATATACTAGGGATACGGAGTTGTCATCTAGCCCACTCAACGAGGTGGTACCACCTGTTGGAGCTTTAGACCAGCGAACTCCTAGGGTTGGTGTAACCCCTATTCTGCCAGTTGCCATATTTAGTTACCTTCCAGTAGTAGTTTTGCTTCGTCAGCGGTTATGCCTAAACGCTGAAGTAATGCAGCCTTAGCCTGAGCCTTTGCTTGGGCTTCAGCTATTCGCTTTTGACTTTGTATTTGATCTAATTCAAATTGAGCAAATTCATCATCAGTCGCTTCTCTATCAATAACTTCATTTGTTTCTGTATTGTGTATTCTGATCATTGGTTTTGTCATTATTTTACTCCGTAAATTAGAACAGTTCCACCATTAAATGAAGAACCAGAACTGCCTGAATAAACTCTAAATTCAGTTATTTGTGTGTTGCTTCTATAAGAACCAGAACTGTTTATTGATTGAATTGCATTGGTGCTATTGACAACAAAAGCACCAGCCAAATTGAAAGGCTTGTGACTGCTTGTTGAAGCATAATTGTAGATTTCTAAAGCCCAAGCATTATTTGTATTAGAGGCAGCATATTCATCTTTATTTAATGGTATTCCAGGAAAACCGCCATCGCCTTGTGTGGAGATAGTGCCACCTGTGGCAATTTGATTTGAATATGCAACTGCATTAGTAGTGCTGTTTGGCTCTATTCTTACATAAGCATTAGTTCCTGAACTAACATCTATGTTTTTAATTATTATAAAAAGATTGTTATAGGTTTGATTTACCGAACTGATAAGTGTGCTTGTTCCTGATAAAGTGGTTGTTGATAACAAAGTCATACCACCACCAGCAGGTGCAGCCCACTTTAATCCTGTTGCTGTTGTTGAATCTGCTGTAAGTACTGTATCATTAGCACCTACTGCAAGTCTTGCGGGAGTATCAGCAGCAGTTGCTGTAATGATATCTCCCTTAGCATCTACAATTGTAGGTTGTATACCACCTTCTACCGAAGGTAATCTTCCTGTTGTCATATTAAGAAATCTCGCTTCCGAAAGCTGAGAAGGACATTGTGGCACTTGATGAGTAAACTGTGATTACATCTGTAGCACCTACTGTGATACCAAGTGTTAGCGTATCTGAAGCGTTAGCAGGTAGTGATACATCATATGCAATGTACTGACTTGTTGCTAATGCTGCTCCTGCAACTCGTATCGCAATGCGATAGGTAGCAGCAGTTGCTGCTTGATTACAGACTGTAATAGTTGATACTACAGACTGTGTAGCTGCTGGTACTGTGTATAGAGTTGTTGCTGTTGCTGCGCTTGGTATGCTCTGACCAAGCACCTTGTAGTTTGTTGCCATTTGTTTTTCTCCTTAGTGTTTGGTTAGCCACCCATTAAAAGTAAGCTACTGATAGTTCCGCCGGTACTGCTTTCTACTCCTGCTTCAAATGCGTTTAGATCATCTGAAGTAAGAACGTGTTTAACGCTGGCACCAGCAGAATGAGCAATAGCACTAGAACCTGCTTGACCTCTAGTTATTACAAAGGTGCTTCCTGATGGACCTGATGTGATAAAGACAATCTCTTCATTAATAGTATCTGGATCTATTGCTACAGTAAACTGACTATTTGCTACTAGAGTTACTCCACCAAGTAAGGAGTTTGCAGTTCCTGCTGCTACCGTCATAGATGTAACAGAGCTATTAATGCTAGATGCTAGTGTTGTCTCAACACTTATTGAGCTAAATAAACGAAGTGCCATTAACCTTCCTTACTTTGTGTAGTGTATGCGTATTGGGTACTTGTCTTTCAACTTCAACGCCTCTTCGTTTAATCTCTGTTGGTACAGAGCGAAGATATAACGAGAAGCTGAAACACCAGCAGTGGATGGAGTCTTGCTATCAGCATTATCAGCCTCAGCAGATGTAAGGTTAATACGACCTGCATCTAAGAATGATAGTAATTTATAGGAAGCACCAAGAGTTACTACATCCTGAGCTGATTGTGGTAAGCCAGTAACATCAGCAAAGTCATCAGTATTAGCATCTAATGTGTTAGCTGTGGTTGTGTAGTAAACTTGAACTGTTCTACCAGGTTGTACATTGTCATAAATATTTAAAGTAGCATTAGTATTAAATGTTGCACTGTTAGCAAAGTTATCTAAACGCCATCTTCTTAGTGGTAGCCACTCTTGACTTGATCCAGTAGTCTGCCAAGATATGTACAAGACATCCTCAACATCATCTGGTAGAGCATAGGTTGTTACGGATGCGTTAAAGGTAAAAGTATATGAAGAGATAGCCCAAAGACTAGGATACAAAGAGTTGATAGTATCGTTGATAGCCTTCTTGATTGAAGTTCTTGGAAATGTAGGAGCTAAAGTAACTTGAGCATACTGCGAGTGAGGTGCGGGGGATGTTCCCTGATAGCCTCTACCAAATCCTGGTATTACGTTAAGTATGTTATTTGCTTTATCAAAAGAATCAATGAAGATAAGTTCATCATCAATTTCAATAATACCTTTAGCAAGGTTTGAAGCAGAGCCAATAGTAATGGATGTACTGGTGGTACTTAATCCAGCAGCATTAGCTACATAACTAATACGATCTTGTCGCAAGGTATAACCTTGCAGGTTAGACTTGATCTCATCTACCATATCGTTAAGAGTGCTCATTTATCTTCTCTCTGTAGTGTTTCAAATTGTTCTGTAATCTCTCATCCTCTGGGCTAAAGGCCAACGCCTTCTCACCGTGTTCTATTGCAGTTTTATACTCACCTAATTGCCAGGCTGCTATTGCTACTAGATCATCAGCCATATGTCCCCAAGCCCAACCTTCAGCCATAAAATCTGTTTGCTTTTCAGTTATACCTAACGCTCTTGTTGCAACTCTAAAACATTCAGGCCACTGCATCTGTTGATAATAATGATTAGCTAGTGCTAGGACTGACTCTCTACTAGTACACTCTGTTATTGATTGCTCTAAATGTTTCTCAGCATTATCAGGATCACACTTAGCCATCATTCGCAGAGCGTATGATCTCTCTGCTTTGAATGTGGATTCCTCTAAGTATCTTTTAAAAGTCTGTAATGAATCATAATATCTTTGTTTGTAGTAATACTCTCTACCTAAGTAGTAAAGACTACGAGAACATTTTGGATCTTCATCTACTGCCATCTCAAGCATATCTAGGTATTGTTCTCTAGACTTCTCTTTATCTTGGAAATGATGTATTGTTAAATCTATTCTTGCTCTAACTTCAGGAATTTTATAAGGAGATACCGCCTCGTGGATTGGAAACTTCCATCTATATCCTCTACGGGCGTGGATCTTAATACCATCAAAGTTTAAATCTGGTTTACCGTTTTCATCCCAACCATATACATAATTATATATTGGTCTAGTAACACCAGCCTCTAGAGCTTTAGGTAAATCCTTCTTCCAACCTTTTACTAAAACCTCATCCATATCTAGTGCTATGCAGTAATCAATATACATTGGTATTGCAGCAAGTGATGCGTTACGAGCATCATCAAAGCGCCAAGGATCTACTTTAATCTTTATAACATTAATACCTAAAGACTCAGCAATTTCTACTGTCTTATCTGTTGAACCAGTATCTGCTATTAGTAAGTAGTCTGCATCTTTAGCTGACTCATACCATCTCTTAACGTGCTTCTCTTCATTGAGAGCAATTGTATATACAGCAATTCTCATATTGTGAGATTCTACTACATTCCACCCAGGAATAAGGCTACTGGGATAGCATCTGCACCTGCGCCTGTCGCACCTGTTGGACCGGTAGGTCCAGTTGCACCAGTAGCACCACTCGCTCCTGTTGCTCCTGTCGGACCAGTAGGTCCAGGAACTGTTGATGCAGCACCTGTCGCTCCAGTAGCACCAGTGGCACCAGTAGCACCAGTGGCTCCTGTTGGACCGGTAGATCCTGTAGCACCTGTGGCACCAGTTGGTCCAAGTTGGGTGTACATAACCTGCTGAGCAGTTACAATTATAGAAGGTGTTACTGGTGTTGTAGGTGTAGTACCAGCAGCAATGGTTTCAATAGAAACTGCTGTAGATTCTGATTGCCAATAAAATTCAATATAATCACTAGCGGCAACGGTAAGGACATAGTTCCAAGCAGCAATAATTTGTCCGTTTATACCACCGTGCTTTTCAGTAACAGCAACTTGTCCACTTGAATAAGGAACATCTGTACCATTTTTGCGAATCCAAATAGTTGCATTATGAATAGAAGCATCAGTGCTAACTAGTTGGGCGCTAAATTGAATGTTATAAGTTCCTGCATAGCTAAAAACAATTCTTGATGTAGGAGAACCAATAGTAACTCCGTTTGATTCATCAGTTGAATTGATAGTTATTGGATAAGCAGTTGTTGTGCTTGCAATATTTTGGGTAGTTGTATCGTGGAAAGCTCCGTAATAACCTAATGTTCCACCAGCACCCGTTGCTCCGGTAGATCCAGTAGCACCAGTAGGTCCAGTTGGACCTGTAGAACCCGTTGCTCCAGTCGCTCCCGTTGCACCTGTGGAACCTGTCGGTCCTGTAGCACCTGTTAAACCTGTTGCACCCGTTGGGCCAGTAGCGCCTGTAGCGCCCGTTGAGCCTGTTGCACCTGTCGGTCCAGTACTTCCAGTCGCTCCTGTACTTCCAGTGGCTCCTGTGGCCCCTGTAGGGCCTGTAGACCCCGTTGCACCGGTTGCGCCCTGAGATCCTGTGGCACCTGTTGGCCCTGTTGGGCCTGTAGATCCCGTAGAACCAGTTGCACCCGTAGGGCCAGTTGCTCCAGTAGAGCCAGTAGCACCTGTTGCTCCCGTTGCTCCAGTTGCACCAGCACCTGTTGCACCTGTCGCACCAGTGTCTCCAGTTGGTCCAGTTGGACCAGTACTACCAGTTGCGCCTGTGGCTCCAGTAGAGCCTGTGGCTCCCGTAGGACCAGTGGCTCCTGTTGAGCCAGTAGGACCGGTAGGTCCTGTAGCACCTTGACCACCTTGTGGTCCTTGATCACTTGAAAAAGTTATACCAACCTGTGGTGTGATGTTCTCTATAACAATTACGGTCTCTGACATTATTGGGTCACAGCTCCCGTCACTATAAACTTACCTTCTAGATATCTAGTTACGGTTGCACCAGATGTTAGTACTAGATCATAAACGTATCTTCCTGAACCGATAGCACCAGTAGTTGTAGCATCTATTAGAACAGTTACACTTCCTGCTATTCCACCCAAAGTCATTCTGCCATTAGCAGTACTTGCTACAACAGTTGTAGTAGTAGCACCAACAAATGGGCGTACTGTCATAACACCTGTATAACCTGTTAGGTTTAATGGGGTGTTATTGTTATTGATAGTAAATAAAAAATTAAATGTTGTAGCCTGTTCGCAGACTAAATTATATTTAGCACTCAACTTGAGATCGCTCTCAGAGCTTGTGCTGCTGGTAATCCAGTAGTAGATGCTAAAGCATTACATACACCATTGTAGTCAAGGAATTTTGAAGGATCTGTACGGCTACTAATAGCGTTTAATACACCTACAGTATCTGTAAGGTTAGTAGTTACTGATCTTTGTACAGCCCACTGGCGAGCAGCAAGTGCTTCCCCAACCATTTCTGAAGATGCTCGGTAAGTGCCACCATTTGCTAGGCGATTTAGTTCATCTAATAATGTTGTGCCTGATACTCCTAGTGCCACTTTCTACCTCACTTCTTTTTAGATTTTTTAGCTACTGCTGCGTTATCTACTAGATTTGGATAAGGTCTACCAGCAGCCTTAGCCTTTGCTTTAGCAGCACTCTTTTGTGCTGGCGTTAATTTCTTAGAAGTTTTCTTAGGGTTCTTCTTATCCCAAAATGCTACTTTCTTTTTCATTTGCAACTACAATCCCAAGCCCGTAAGGACTTGTTTATTCTAGAGTTTGGATCTCTTGCTGTCTTAGCAGAGGTCAATTTAGATTTCATTCCACACATACGACCACAGAAAGACTTACGTCTAGCAGCAGACTTAGGTGACTTCTTAGCCTCAGCCTTTTTTACTGGAGGTTTAAGGTTCATACCTTGCGCTTTAGCAGATGCTCTGCCAGCAGCGTTTAATCCACCTTTAGGATTCTTACCTGCTTTTCTTTGCCACGCTGGACTCTTTGCCATACTCTCCATACTTTCCTAAGATTGATCGGACAGTGCCATTCTTATTAAGACGGACAATACATCCGTCTTTAATTTGAACTGGATTAAATCCATCGTGGCGCTTATAGGTACCAGTAGATGCCATTACTTCTTTTTCTTCTTAGACATCCCTGCTTCTGATAAAGCAATAGCAATTGCTTGCTTCTTGGACTTAACCTTCTTGGCAGACTTGCCAATATTTAGTTCGCCCTTTTTAAACTCTTTCATTACTTTGGCAACCTTCTTAGCGCCTTTTGCTTTCTTCATTAGCTAGGCATCTTTCCCATTGCGCCAGTTTGAACTGACTCATAAGATGAGTACTTTGCTGCATTTGGATATTGCTTGTCTGGTGCTGGATAAGGCATTAGATCCTCTTCCATACCCATATCATCCATCATTGAATTTTCTGAATTGTTCATCATTTCTTCTTACCCATTTTCTTCATAGCCATTTTCTTACCAGCTTTTTTAGCCATTGCTTTCTTAGCCATAGCCTTGCCCTTCATTGTGTAAGGGAATTTCTTTCCATCTACATTTGGCATAGTTACTCCTTGTAAGTTAGTGAGATACCGTCAAACGCTTTGCCGGCATCGTTAGATAGTTTTACTGCTGCATCTATATCTTTCTTTCTTGTTGAGCGCGGCTCTATACCTTGACGAGTCGCATCCCAATAAGACTGTATTTCCTTCTCATCTTTTTTAACTTTGTCTTGATCCCAACCAGTCTTGGTTGGATTGACTCCAACAAACATTGGTGTATTAGATCGTAAACATTCGCCATAATTATCGTGGTCTTTGGTCTTACAAGATGAAGTGCAGTTACTCATACTGGAGTCACATAACTGCCATAGCCAGCATTGATTAAAACGTTAGCTTCATAGTCACTAATGGTGTACTCGTGTCCACCTAGATAATAATAACTTGCTGCTGCCAAATCATCTTGGCTTGGTGTCTGTGTTGCAGTAACAGTAGTTCCATTTACTAATAGAGATACACCTCTTGGAATATCTGTAAGGCTTACTGGAATATTGCCATTAACAGTTCCACCATTAAATTCTTTTCCTGCTAAACGAGCATACGGAGAAAACGGATTGGATGAATCAATACCATAGGTTTGATTAAGCCAAGGTGTAATCAGTGTGTATGCCATAATCTTCTTTCTCTAGTGATAAGAGGCGGTTTGACCCGCCCCTTACCTAACGAACAATTAACCGTTTGTTGCTGAAGACTCAATACGGACAAGTGCTGCCTCGCGTAGGCGATTAAAGCCTCCGAAGTAGTACCAACCGATTGTGCGGAAACGGCGTAGAGCATCAATCTCTGGACCAATGATGGTTGAGATGTCTGCGGCTTGCGCCTCAGCTAATGCTTCACGACCTGCAATAATTGCACGGTAGTTGTTTGTAAATGTAACAGTACCTGTGTCAGCAACTGATGTAATGTTAGATGCTGTAAGTGCATAGGTAAATGTTGTTGATGTTGTACCTGTGATGGTATATGTGCCGTTAACACCTGTGTTAGTTGTAGCAGCAACTGTTACAACCTGACCTGTTCCGAGGCCGTGAGCAACTGCTGTAGTAATTGTTACTACGTTAGATGTCAAAGCAACGTTGGTGATAAAGGTCAGCAGATTGACGTGGGTGTAGATATGCAGCATATAGCTCACCGATACGAGGCAAAGCCTTGTTGGTGCGTAGAGTTACTACAGCGTTGCGGATATCCGCAGTTGTAATTGTATCTACTGGAAGCACTGCACTAGATGCTGTTGGAACTGTTCCTGATGGACCGTTTGCATAAATTACTTGGGTTCCAGCACAAAGAACTTGACCAACAACATTGTCAATGCTGTCTGCTGCGTTGTAAGCGATGATGTCAGCAAGAGCTGAATCTACATCGTTAAATGAAGTTAGGTTTAACTTCTTGGTTGTTGAAACGGCTGAGCCGTATTCAGCAAGGGTTACAGTAACCTGTGATGGGTTACCTAAAGCGATTGAGGAAACATCGGTTGATTCTGTCAACGTAGATGTAGCTTGTGCTAAATCTGAATAGATTGAGAATACAACTGATGATCCTGGCATCGCCTGTTGAACTGGTTTAACATCGGCAAGTGAGCGCATAACAGGAATGGAACGAAGTGCCATTCTTACATACTGATCGTATGCTGCTGTGACTAAATTGCTAATGCTGGATGTAGTGGTTAAACTACCGCCTGGAATTGCCATTGGGCATTACCTTTCATTAGGATTGGATTAGAGTCCAGATCCCTTAATGATTGCATCTAACTCTTCGCGAGTATTAGCGTTCATAAGTTTTTTCATAATATCGTCATTGTGCTCAGGTGTAATCCCTTGCTCAACAGTATTAGTCATCCTCTTGTACGCTGCCGCTTGAGCAGGATCAACATTAGGTTTCTGGGGTACTTCTTCGGTTTGAAGACCAAACACATCTGCGTTTGCTTCTAACCATTTTGATACAGACTCCTCAGTTGGGTCTATATCCTGCGGAATAAAAGAAGAAATCTTCTGATTTACCCCGCGACTTGCGAGGGCTTCTTTGATTGCTCGTTCTCTTTGCGCTTTATTTAAAGATTCAAAGTTAGCTTTAAGATCTGCCAACTCTTTATCTTTTGCTTTATTAGCCTTGCGTAGTTGTTTAACGAGATCATTGCTTAATGACTCAACACTTGTGTCGGTCTCGTCATCATCCTCGTAGTCATAGTTGGACATAGTCCATCTCCCATTCGTTGTAGTTGTCGTAGACCTCATACAGTTTGGGGATTCCTGTATGGCTTCTACTACCGGTTTTGTTATCACTCCATCAGACCGGTGGTCCTGATGGCAGGCTTAGTTAGTAAGAGCCAGCTCTATTTTGGCTCAGTGCTCCGCTTGAAACTCCAGTTTGTCCACCGAAGGTGGCCTTCTCTAGTCCGATAATCTTCTTACGCTTTTCTCCTGCTTGGGTTTGTCCTGGTAAATTAAATACTTCTTCTTCAGCTACTGCCTGATTATAGTCTGGTTGTTGATAGATAGATGATAATTGTCTACCTCGCTCAAGACCGCCACCAATAGCACCATAACCTGCTCTAGCAGATTCAGCAGTTACGCCATAACTGGCAAGTTGTTCTGCTCTAGCAGCAGATGTATCTAATTTAGAACCAATTGCAGCGCCACCTATTTCAGCAGCTAATACTTTCTTTTGAATGTTTGCTAATCCTTGTGCTGGATCTAGAGTATAGGCAAGAATATCGCCATCCTTAATATCAGGATAGAATTGCTTTAACGCTTCTTTAACCTGTGGTGCTGCATCAATAACTCTCTTTTGTGCAATAGATATACGATCCTCTAACTCAGAGGCAGATACATCTCCTGCAATAAACTTCTCAAATCCTGCTTGTTTACCAGTAGCATCTTTAGTGTAATAGGTTGCAGGTAATCCATAATTACGCATTACATTCTGGTATTGATCTTCTAGAGTTACATACTCAGCCTCTGACAAGGCTCTCAACCCATTATTAATACGATCTTTATTAGCAGCAAAGCGAGCTTGATATGCTTTAGTTTGACGTAAGGCTAAGGTCAACGATGCTTCATCAGCACCAGTTACTATAAGATCCTTTACATCATCTAGTAAAGTGCCTAGACCATATCTGTTAAACTCTGCAAGTAATAGGTCATAAGCAGATTGTCCTGCACGGCGCTTCTTTTCTGCTTCAATGGCAGCATCTTGTTGTCTTTGATAAGCTCGTTCATTCTCTCTTATTTGCTCATCAGTTAAAGTAGTTGTAGTAGATCCACTACTACCTGCTGTAGTGGTGGTTACGGGACCACCAGTCTTAGGATCAATACCATATTTTTCTGCTTTAGTTTCAGTAGGTTTTTTAGTTTCTTTTTTAGTTTCTTTTTTGGGTGCTTGAAATAAAGGATTGCCTGAACCGTATACAAAGTTAGTAGACATAGTTAGGCCTGAAATCCAAAGTCCCTAAGGACTTTAAGTGCGACATTAGAAACATCCCTCTTTGCGTTGTCTGTATATTGCCAGCGATAATCTTTGCGTAGATTTTTTTCAAAGTCATAGATAGGCATTTCCTTATCGGGTCCAATAGCAGATCTTAGAGTTGGATCCTTTAGATCTATTGATTCAGGGTTTAGTTCTAGTATAGATGCCATAAGGTTTTTATAAGGTGAGTAAACAGTATCAAGATCTATGCCTTGTGCTAGTAACTTCTGTACCTTCTCAGGCATACCGAGTCCTGCAATACCGCGAATCTCATTATCAATAATCTTTATATCTGTACCATCTTGGACTCTTTTAGCAAAGGAATCAATTTGAGTTTGATTTAAAGATATACCATTAGCCTTAGCGGTACCTAATATAGATTGAGTAGTAAGAGATAACTTATCTGTTTTTTTCTTAGCAAACTCTGGAAGTTTTTGAATTTCAACAGTTAAAAATTCTAAAGGATTTCCAAGTCCACCAGTAGTAACACCATTGACAGTTTTTTTAGGACTCTTTTTTTCTGCTGTTTGAAGTGCTTTACTATATTTTGATATTTCAGCAGCAGTTGGATCTCTCTGGAGAACAGATTTAAACACACTTCTTACATAACCGGCAGCTTCAGTAGGATCTGAAACATTCACAGTTGGCACTGTTGCGCCACCTGATCTGTATGTACCCTCATTACCAGCAGTTATTAAAAATTCTGCAAATGGTATATCTTTGTTATAGTCTAAAGAACGTACATAGTTATCTGAAAGAGCTGTAACATAAGCAGATTTTAATTCTTTAGAGTATTTACCATCTATTGGTAGGTTTAAATTATAGGCTTTATTTAAATCTTTTGCTAAAACTATTCTTTGAGTACCATCCATTGCTGCAATTCTTTGACCAGCAACAGCTACCTGCTCACTATATTGAGTTTGTATTTTATTTGTAAGATCTGTTTGTTCTTTAGATTGATTAGGGGTTGATTCTTTTGTTTTATCTTTAGGTTTTTTTGTTTCAACTACAGGTTCTACATATGGCTTAGGATTCTTTAAATTTTCTTTAAGTGCATTAATAGATGTTTGAATAGAATCTAGAGCATCTTGATTAGGGGCAGATTTTTTTGATTCTTCTAACCTAGCAATAGAATCTGTAATTCCAGAGGTAGATATACCAATATAATTTTTCTTAAAATATGCTGTAGCGTTTGCGACAAGTTTATTATAAGTATTTTGTGCTGTAGTTTGGATTCTTTGAAGTTCTGCTAAAACATCTGGCGTAACATTACGAGCACCGGTAAGTGATTTAGTAGCTTCACTAAGGATCTTCTTAGCCTCTTTAACACTAGGATCATTATTTAAATAATCCTGTAATGTTATATCTGTTGCCATCTATTTACTCTCCTAGTAATCTACTAAATATGGACATATATGCTGTCAATGTATTTTCATTAAAGGTAGATAGATTTTTTATTTTACTTAGAGTTCCACTTTTTACCAAGTCTATAACTTCTCTATCGCCACCAGTTAATTCAAATATTTCTTTTTGTTTTACATAACCATCATAAGCCTTAACCATTTGCCTTAAAACATCTTGGGTTTCAGGCCTAATGTTTGAGAACTTAGGATCATCTAACATTTTAGATAGATCATCTAACGCTCTAACTCTTTCTACTGCTCTTTCTCTGCCCTTGCCTAGATATTCTTCTAGCATCGGGCGACCTGCCATATAAGTATCTTTCCAAGTGTTATATTGTTGGCGGAATATTTTTCTTATTTGAGGATCAGCAATATTAGACAGTGTTGCATCAAGTTTGTTTTTTCTTTCATAATATATCTCAGCATCTGCTGCCGCTTGTACTTGCACTAAATGATCTTCTACTCTTTTGTTCTCTCTAAGGCCCATAGTCTTCATAGTTCTATAAGCATCGTAGGAGAAAGCACCCTCATTAGGTATTAAGAAAGCAGCGCCCTCTTTATAGGTATTAAATAACTCTTGGTTATCTTCTACGAATTTACCAGAATCTTCTGCTGACTGAAAGATAGCTACAGTTTTACGATCTGATTCAGACACTGTATATGGAACTTGGTTAGGATATAGTTCTACCCATTTTGCCATTGCAATATCTTTATCAAAGTTATTCTTTTCGTATAACTTATACCATACTTCTTTCCAATTTGATTTACCAGAATCTTTAATCCATTCAGCCATCTCTGATTTAAGTTCAGTTTGGACTGAAGCTGGCGCAAAGAAACCAAATGTAAATCTAAGAGCAAGGACAGATAAGGTAGCGTTCTTTAATCTCTCCCTATATGCTTCTCTTTCGGCAATAGAAGGTGCTATTAAGTTACCGCTTGCATCTAACTTTTTTGGTAAACCATTGCCAGATGCCTCTAAGTATGTAACTGCTTTACGATAAGCAGAGGCGTATTGGGAATCTCTGTCATCTTGACTCATTAGAGCAAGCCCTCTATTAACGTGTGCTGGCATTAACCTAGATAGGAATGGTTGATTTACTGCATACTTACCTAACACCATACCTGTTATGGTATCTACGTTTTGCTGTGAACCTTGGAAAGGTAATGAAATAAGATTACCTAATGTTGTTACAGAAAGAGCCGCTAATGGTCCAGAGAATGTTGGAAGAATTGAATCTGGATTTAAAGATGGTGTTAACATCTTTACAGATCCACCAAATTGTACTGGAAATGGAACCTTAAAGTCTTGTGGTATTCCCATTCCTGCTAATGCAGTCTGCATTATTCTGTATCCAGGAGCCATCATAGGATAAACAAAATAAGCATCACCGTTTTCATCTTTTTGAATAAATCCATTATGATCTATTCCATCAAATGTGGCTGCTGCTCTAGCAAATGCTTCTGGGTTGTACTTAGCAAGACGACCTAAACGTCTGTAGAAATCTTCTTGAGCGCGATAGAATCTAGCCCAGTTTCGTACTGCGAATGAACCTTGAGATCTAATTAAAGGATTATCTACATAAGATAGAACCTGCATAATAGCTCTTTCTTCTGCCGCTTTAGCTAACTCTGTCTTGGCTGCTTTTACACCAGCCTGATAATTAAGAGTTCCTTTTTGAGTACCTTTAGTCCACTCATCAATAAACTTTTGTTCAAATCCAGTACTTCGCATTTCTTTACGAATACGGATTGATTCATATAATGCCATAGGTTGACGAGAGATACGAGCATTGGCAAGACCAAGCCATACCCAACCATTCTTCATTAGGTTGTAAGTACGTTGTGATTCTTCAACAACTGGTACAAGTTCTGGTCCAACATATTCTGCTGGTAGATCCTGAAGATCTATGCCTCTAACATCATCTAAGCTTAATTTACCAGAGATAGTGTAAGTATTTACACCTTTGCCTAAAGGAGCAGATGGATCATACTCGCGAATCTTATCTAAAAGATTTTTGTTTATATCGCCATCGCCTCTTTTGGTAACTAATTCCTTGGCTCTAGTAAGAACTTCCCTAGCATATCTAATATCATCTATATCAAGTTCACTTACAGCAGTTGCTTCGGACTTTAATTGCTTACCCCTTGAACTTTGTAACCAATTACGAAGAATCGTCATTACCTGATCATCAGGTAAATCTGCATTTGCTAAAGCAAGAGAACCTAATTCATCGTTACCGTAAAATCTAAGACGTAATAGATATCCAATTAATGATGCTTCGCTCTTATCGCTAGTAATTGCTCTAGTGCCAAAACCTGCTACATTTGCAGATGCTCTATACTGTTTAGTAGCAGTAGTTAAATCCAGTCTAAGTGGTCTAACGTCAACACCTAAATCTTTAACTAACTGCAATACTGATTCATTATAAGTAGCACCGGTAGCAAAGTTCATACCACCTTCAGATACCTCTGCTAATAGGTTATCTATATTACCGTAAATTATCTGTTCAGTTAGTATCTCTATAGATTCATCATCTATTACTTTAATACCAAACTGGCGTAGGAAAGTATCTATCTTACCCTTAGATAAAGATTCGGCTAGTATTTTTCTGGTTTGACCAGCAACTCCACCCTGGATCTTATCTTCTAGTTTTGCTATTTTAGATGTGATTTCCTCTGACTTCTTAGTATCAAAGGTTAGAACATTCATACTGCCAAGTTCTTTTTTAAGTTGGAATAGTTCTTCTCTATTATTAATTATATCTAAGTCAATTGCTTTTATTCTAGCAGCGTTTACTTCTGCTTCTTTTTTATTAATAAATCGCATCATTACGCCAAGTGGATTAGCAGCAAAGGCTTCTAATTTGTCTAATCCTTTAACTGATTGCAAGGCTGTGTTTAATCTAGTAGCAGTATATCTTTGCTTTGCAAGTCCCCAAGGGCTTGTACCCATAGCCAGAGATACCATTAAATCTTCTCCAGCATTACGGATTGCATAACGAGGACCAGCTAGAGTTAAGAATGACCAACCATTGGTCATAGTTTCTACCCATTTACTATTAGCTGTGCCTAGTACAAATTTAGCAATAGTGCTTTTGCCTGCTAAGATATCTAAATCTACAAGGCTTGGTGCAGAAACAGTGGTATTCATTTCGCTAGGTAATAACGCTTTTTTAGATAATTCACCATCACCTAAACCGTGCCGAACATTACCTTTGTTAGCGTACATTCTAGATACAGTATTTCCAGTATCTGTTAAATCTAAACCTCTTGCATTATTAGTTTGTTTTAACAAGCCTTGATAAATACTCATTTTCTTAGCCACAGAATCTGTGCCAGCATACAATTCTTTCATTAATGTTGCAAAATTTGTGGGTGCAAATATTGCTGCGAGTCGGTATATTTGATCAGGAGCATCTTTTGCAAGAAGATCAAATTCCTCATTTTTAAACATTGGTACTGGAGTTAATGATCTTTTAATCTTATCTAAGCCAGTTGCTATTTGAAGAGAACTAAATCTAGCAGAGCCTTTTACCCGAACACCGTCTAGTGCTTCTTTTAATTTACCTGGTTCTAATTTAACAAGGTCGTCAAGTATACCGTCTGCGTTATCAGGAGAACCAAATACTGCATTTACCAAACTAGGTGATACTTTACTAATGTCAAATACTTTATTTGTTTCGGTAAGAACTTTTCTTCTTAACTTACGAGCAGGGGTTAGACGAGGTAGAATAACTCTTTGACGAGCTATTGACCCTTCTGCTACAACTTTCATAACATCTCTGGTATTTTCAAACCAAGCCTTAGCAGTACTGGCGCTTGTAATTGGAGTTGGTCCTTTAATAAATTCATCTATTACAGAACGACCAAACTCTGGCAAAAGGACAGAAAGTTCTTTTCTTGCCTCTGCTGCTGCTTGAGGATTTACACCTTTAGACTCTATTAATTTTTTAAGAGGTACACCAGCTTGATCCCATAAAGCAATTGTTGATGGTTGATCAAAGTATTTATCAAACTTTACACCCTTGCCACCAGCTTGTGCGGCAACTACTTGCACTGAATAATTATTTAAATCGTAAAGTTTTTTCGCTTTACTTAATACAATAAATGGATCAGTACGTAGACGAAATATTGCATCGCCAACTCCTGATACCATTTTATAAAAGAAGCCTTGTTCATACAAATCACCAGGAGTTACTACATCAATAATATTTGCTAGTTGACGACCAGGTGAGAATTTGGCAGCATTGACAGCATTTAACGCTTCATCAAATTCTTCTCTTGCTTCTCTGTCATTCTTTCCTGCATCATTTGTAGGATCTGCTATACGAAGATAATATTTTTCTTCTTCAGTAGCATTGTTTATTAGATCCGCTATATCAGCACCTTCACTGATTTTTTGTGCAATCTTGACTTGAGCATCGCCATATTTTTTAGTGGCTGCTTCAATACGGCCTGTGTTATATACTTTCTCGCCATCTTTGCCTGCTTCATCCCAAGCAAAGCCAATTTGACCACGTTCTACTAATGGGATAGCAACAGCACGATAGGTTTGACTAACCCTATCTGCTAAAAAATTTAAACCTTTATATGCTTGATAAAAAGTATAGTGATTAGCAGTACCAAGCCAGCCTTGTTTTGGCTTCTCTTCTTCAGTTTCATTGCCAAAATTTTGCACAAGGTTTTCTTGTTGTGCTTGTGGCAAAGATTTATATACTGCGTTAGCCGCTTCTGCTGGCATAGCAAGTAAGTTTTTATGTACAGTTAATGCTTTACTTAGGTTATCTATTCTTCTTTTATCTTGCTCTGATAACCCTGCCGCATATGCTGCTGCTTTTAAGCTCTCAGACATTAATTACCTCTAGATAAAGCGTTCTGATAAAGATATTGGATCTCACCGGTAGTGTCGTAAGGAATCATCTCTGCTAAAACATCTGATAATTTACGATTAGCAAACTGTGATTGCATCATAAGTGATGATGCGCCAGCGCCTTCTCCTATATCAACACCAGTAGTAATGGGTTCTTCTGGTCTTTGCGATGGTGCATATAGTGGTGTTACTGGAGTTAATGGATTAGATGGTCTTCCACCTACATCATCTGCTACACCACGAGTCTTTGACTTTGGCGCTGCTGTATTGAGTGCGGCAGTCTCGCCGCCTTCTCCGTATGATGTTGAACCTAAACTCATATCTGTTCTTTTGGAGAATTTACCTGGGCCTGATGCGCCAGCTAATGGACCTCTTGCCATTATTCCTCCTTTAAAGTTTCTAAATCTTGCGAAAATTGTTGCCAGATTTTTTCTTCTTGGCTTTTCTGAGTTGAATTATAGATAGCTAATTGGTGCAGATCATCTGCAAGTGCTTCTATTACTGATGTTAAATTTAAAAAGAATCCCGATACTATTACTAGATAGTCAGACAGTCGTACTGGGCGATTAAGATTGTTATCGTTATTCACCCAGTACTCCCGTCTTTAAAATAATTACGCTTTTGTTCCTTTGCGGCCTGCTGGTGTGTAGCCGAACTTAACTTCTCCACCTGCTGGCTTGGCTGTATCCATCTTACCTTGTACAGGCTTGACCTCTACAGACTTTTGAAATGTTCCCTTTTTCATTTTCACCTCCTTATTTTATGCTGCTCCGCCAATGGAGGCGAGTAGTTGTGCGATGTCAGGTCTAGGTCCAGCAGCAGGGGCCTCTCCGCTTTGTTGTTGTTCAGTTGGCTGCGAGGCAGGAACGGGGGCCGTTCCTACTGCTGGAATACTAGACTGTTCTGGAAGTGCCGGTGCTGTTGGTGCTACTGGCTGTGGTTCTGGTGCAAATGCTTTTTCTATAATAGTTTCTAATTGGAAACCTTTTTGTCTGCCTTGGATTACTTCGGCAATTCTCGTAATGATTTGAGATGGGTCTTGACCTTGGGCAGCAAGTGCGGGAATAGCTTGTGCATACTGAGCAACAGCAACCCTAAGAGAATCACGCATTTCTTCAATGTCAACTCTTTGTTCTTCTTGCGTAACATTTAACTCCATTGGTATTTCTCGGCGAACATAATCACGGGACACTAACTTATCGCTACGCATTTGTAGTAATGCAATGATGGCACGGTTAGGATCCATACCAGACATAATGCCGTAACGTACATCTACGCCATACTCGCCTTTAATATCACGAGATGGTGTGTACTTCATTGTATAAGGTGTACCGTCATCGGTTCCCTTAATAGTCTTGGTCATATTACCAAAGACAATCTCATCTACTTCAAAGCAAAGTGAGGTTAACTCTTGGAATAATCTAGCGAACTGTGCTTGTGCTGCTTTAACTTGTGTATCAAAGCCAGCTTGTAATGCTTGTACTCCACGACCTGTAACAACAGAGGCATCAATATTACCTGAACGAGATTCAGGGTAGCGAGAACCCAATCTTAACTCACGCTCTAGTACACCTGACTCTGTAAAGACTCCTGCTGGTAGTTCTAGTGGAACTCTACGAATACCTTGTGGATTAGCAGAACGCATAATCGCATCAGGTCCTAGTGCTAACTCTTGAACATCTTGTGGAATAGCGATAGGTGCTTGAATAGATTTTTCTGCTGCTTGGATCTGTAATACTGCAAAACGAGCACGGGCTAACTGAACAGATAGAACATCATCAAATTGTCCACGAGCTTCACCATCTAAGGATGAACGAAGTGCAACCCTTGCTAAACACTTACCGACTGGGTTAGGTGTATTAGATAGAACTAAGTTATTACGCTCTGGTATAAAAATTAAGTCTTGATCTTTATCGTGGTATCTAACGATAGATAGGTAAGGGGAAGCGTAAGAATAAACTGTCTTGCCAACTATCTGATCGTAGAACTCAGGATATTGGGAAGCGATACTCTCAGCATCGGATGCAATAATCTGTGATATAGATAAGCAACGACCAAAGCGGTCTACCTCAGGGTATACACCAAAAGGATTTAATAAACGGATACGAGGATTGTTTGTCTCATAATCCATTTCAATCATTGCTGGCAATAGACCGTAGGTATTAAAGTAATCAGCACCGGTATACATTTGAATCTGTAGATCAGATGATGAAACATAATAGTTTGCAATACGAGTTCTAGTATCAGCAGCACGGCGTTGGGTATCAGATACCATATTGGTTGCTGCACAGTTAAAGGATGGCAGTGGTGCCATTACCTCTGCTAGATCACGGGCTGCTACATCTACAAAGTTTGCAACTAAAGGCTTTGGGTAATCCTCTGAGAACATAGCTGGATATACTTTTGATATATCACCTTGGCGCACAGAAAGAACATCGCGCATACGCTGGTCTCTAGCTGCATAGCGGTTCTTCAACCGATCTATCTTTGAGACTACCTCTTTAGTTGATAACAATTATTTACCTTTATTCTTAGATTTTTCTTGTTCTTTGCGAACTTGATATCCAGTAACAGCAGCAGCAGGAACTGCTAAAGATTGTTTTCTTTTCTTTTCTGCTCTTAATTTTGCCGCAGAAACCTGACCTGATTCTCCACGTCTAGGGTTTACGACCTTTTGAACTCTTGCTTTTGTTCCCGTTTTTGGTGAGCCAGATTTTTTAGCACCTGGTGTTTTTAAATTAATATTCATATTTTTACCTTGCGTACCTGTTGTAACCTTTACGTAAGGAGTTTTCTTAGCAATTGCCGTTCTTGCTGCTTTAGCAACAGAAGCACCTTTTGCTGCTGCGCCAATTCCTGGTGCTAATATAGATCCTACAGTTACACCTAAGTCAATTAAATTTTTTTGATTTTTTTTACTAGGAAAACTTACTTTTTTTCCAGCTCTATCTGCTAATTGTTTTTTTAATAAAGCAGATCCAGCTCTATAATCTACCGTTTTCTTTTGTGCCATTTTAACTCCTTAGATGAATGTACGTTCCTTCTCAGCAAAGAGTTCGTCTAGGTTGACGACTGTTCTCTTGCTTTGTTCATACTTTGATAGGAATGGATTTTTAAGATGGTGTGTCTGGTACTTACCATAGTTGAGCATCTCTCTTGCTCTGATCTCACAGAACCAAAGAGCCATTACCATATCTGTCTTACCCTTAGTCGTAGGAGACCAAGTAATTAACTGCTCTATTAGAGCCTTAATGTTTTCAGTTTGATCTGAAGGTAAATGTATTAGGTTATCCCTATGGTGCTTACCATCAAATTGCTTAGTACCAAATAAGGTAGCCATAGATGCAACACCGAAACCTGCATCCCATTTATTACTACCAGTATGGTGTTCTTTAAACTGTACACCTTTAGATGCTAAGTGCATCTTAATACCTTCATCTTGTGTTAAGAAAGATTGAAATGCGTTCTTCTCTACTATCCACTCACTAGGACCATACAAGGATGTCCAGTCAAATATTAAATTTCTAATAGCAGCAGGGCTAGGCCTAGTAATCTTAATAGCATCTACGATATAGCGTTTGTTACTAGCTCTATCAATTGCATAACAGATAGCTGCTGTATCTCCTACCATCGCAGGATCTAGTCCGCAGATAAAGGTAAAGCCATTTAAATCTCTTGGGTGTCCAGGATGACCTGCGGTTAATCTACCTGCCTTACGCATACCATCAATAGATCCACGAACACAGACTGGGTCAAAGGCCGCATCATCTGATATGTCTTGTTGCTGGTAAATCAAAGCCCAGGTGGAAGCATCCATAGATTGGCGTTCGTTATATAGGTTACGCCCATTCCATCTTGGGTAAAGATTAGTTACTGGATCCTTCTCTTCTTCCTTCTGACCATCAAAGGGTTGATCTGATGCGGGCCATAAGGTTTCCCACTTATCGGGATCATCATCTACTGTAAGTAGAGCTGGCATTGCTAGGTAGGACCAAGGTACTAGGCCACCAGGATATCTATCGTTGTTGCGTAGTTCTTTATATAAATCAACTGAGGCAACACGGGTACCTATGATAATAAGTTTACCTGTGGGGTTAAGACGAGATCTAACATCTTGGGTTAACCACTTGATCTGTCGTTCAAAGTCATTAGCATTGGATAGAGTTACAGCATCATCTACTATAATCATATCTGCTCTTTTACCGTAGATCTGACCGCCAATACCAACTGCTTCTATATTGGGATCCTTCTCACCAGATTCACGCAATTCATCACCGAAGGTAACGCGAGTTGCTTGCCAGGAGGCGCTCTTAGATTTAAAGCCAATACCGGCAGCGTAAGCTGACTGGAGGGCCTCATACTGTGGGTGGGTAAGTCTTTGCTTTATAGCGTATAAAAAGTCTGCGGCTAATCTTTGAGTCTGGGAAACTATTAAGACTCTAAAGTTTGGGTTCTTACAAACCTGCCAGGTGACGTAGTCAATTGTAATAGTCATTGACTTGGCGTGGTTGGGTGGAATGTTTAGAAGTATGCGGTTATTAGCTAATCCTTTTTCATACTTCATAGAGGGGTGCAACCAAGAGGGTTGCCCAACCTCAATCATATCTACTAAATTTTGTTGATGGGGGAAGGTCTTATTATGTAAGAAGCGATCCCTGAACTGGGCGAAGGTAATCTCATTTACATCACCTAATGCGAAGTTCTTATCCCTTAGACCTAGGCGGGTTCTATCTACCTTGTCTGAGAATATCTTGTCTGTCCTGCGGTAGTACTCATAAGTCTTAATGGATTTACCGGCGGAGGCACAGGCTTGCTCTATTGTCATACCTTCTGCTACGGATGTAAGAATAATCCGCTTGCCGATATCTGCTGAGTTCTCAGCCATTTAACTCCCCTGTGGATAAACCTGTGGATAAGCGCCGAGAGTAAATTTTTTTAATTTTACTAGGCCCAGAATATTATACTGGAGATAATATTACACTACACCTGCCGCTTGCGTATGTTGTCTGGTAACTCCCGAAGGAGCTACAGCGACTGAGGGGTAAAACCTTCACTCGCCCTTAGGGGGCATCGCGAAGGTTTACCGAAGCGATGTGGTCGTAAAACTTAAAGCGGTTCGTTTTACTCCCCTACTATATATAAGGCGGGAAATTAACTCCATTTCCCGTTTTCTGGTAAAAAATCTTTATAAATGTGATACACCTCACTTACAAACTAGGGCAAAACGGACATATCGGGCTATATACAGCCAGCTTCACTTTAGCAAATATTTTTATT